CACCCCATTGCCAGTCAGGCTCACTTAAGGTGTAAACAAGCCTTGCTTGCGCTGGACTGTATTCTTGTACTTTTTGTTCAACAGGTTGGTTTTCGCCAAATTTTGTTGTATTAATAAAAAACGGCACTAGGCCCTCGAATGTTTTTAGTTTGCCATGTTCCACCACTTCAACAACGAACTTTTGCGTTAAAACATCCCCTTGCCGAATTCGAACCAAATTTATTCCGTTGTTTGGTTCGGTGGTGGATAGGACCATTTTATGCTGCGTTTCTGCCATGACTATCCCTCCTTTAGAAATCGATGTAGTCTCTTGCATTGTGGAAATGACCTGAAGAAGATGGATAAAACTCATCCATAAATTGAAAATGAAGATGTTCTCCAGTGGATGGTCCTGTTGTCCCCATCAGTCCAATTTGCTGACCAGCAGTTACCTTCTGACCTTTTGAGACGTCTACTCGGCTTTGATGCGCGTATCCTGTATACATTCCATCAGCGTGTTTAATCACTGTCCAATTTCCATACCAGTCAAAGTAATTTGCATCACCTGCAACAATCACTTCGCCATCCGCTGAAGCAAAAATAGGTGTATTAGGATTTCCATTTACAAGGTCAATACCGTTATGAAATTCTTGTGCTCCTGTGATTGGAGAAGTGCGCCAGCCAAATTCGCTCGTCACTGTGATTGGATCCGCAATCGGCTTCATATATCCTTTTGATACAGGAATTTCCAAATCTTTGAACTTGTCATACCATTCTTGTGACCATGCCGTCCGTTCTGGATGTGGATCACGTGGACGTTCAAAGTTAGCCACGAATGCTTGTGCTGCTGTGTTGATATCGGTCAGATTCATGAATTGTGTCCATGTGTAAGGATAAGCGCTAGTTGCGATCCATTGACCATTTGGTACATGCCACATCAACAATTTGAACTGTGCCGTGATTGTGTCTGGATCATCACTGATGCCAGCCTTTGTCATTAAATTGATCATGTAGACACGTCCGCTAGTTGCGCCAGAAGAATCGGTCCATTGCCATACACCATAACCGAACCCTGGTGCGCCATTGCCCTCATCAGCGGTTGGATTAGCATCTGATTCTCCTTGTGCATTTCCAAGTAAGGCTGCAGCAGCTTGTTGTGTAAAACCGGCACCTATTGCCGTTGCCCAAATTTGCCAATATCGTTTATCCCGATCAGTAGTTACTCCTGGTGGGTATTGTCCGTTCCAACCGTTATCGTTCCCTCCGGAATTGCCTCCTCCATTAGTGTCAATTTTTGTACCGTTAACATAGAGTTCTTTTACATCTAGCCGTCCATCTATGGTTATATTTCCTTCTGAAAAATTGCCGTCACCATAAAGATTATATTTGCGCTTATCAGCAGTAACATCTGCTGGAATTTGAAAAATAGGATTCCCTCGATCGCCACCGTCCCCAGCATTAATGGAAAAAATATAGTTTGGCTCTTTCCAGACAGCAAAGCCGTTAATCCCTTTAGAACCATAAGTAGATACAATTGAGCCCAAGCGTTCTCCATGTACATCATCTAGTCCAGTAGACTTGACTTGTTTTTCAAAAGAAAGTTCTCCCCCCTCTGCCACTAATTGGAAATCTTTATCGTCAAATGTTTTTAAAGCTACCCCTTGCACGAGGATACCAGACAGAATGCCTGCGCGAATAAAATTAGCATTGAAAGTTCCATCCAACGTCCAAGCGGTCGTGCTATCACCATTGTGTACATCTTGAATTGTTTGCCACTCACCTTTTTTACATTGTTTGAAAGATATCCCTGAGTTATTTTGGACCATAAAAAAGCGTGATCTAGGAATGTTAGGTCCATCCATATAAACAGTTTCATAGATTTCTCTACTATCACTAACACCAGCTTCAATTCCATTTACCCAATAAATAGAACCGCCATTATCTCCTGCACCTCGCATAATGTCATCTTGATATTTTCCAATCTCTGTCGATTCGTAAAATGTCATTTTGCTAGATTCTAAACTATTAATATTATTGACAATAGAAGCCGTTTGTTTTCTAACATCTTGTGTTAAATTATCCCCTAGTTCGATATTCGTTTGACCGGTAAGCCGATTGAATGTAGTTTTATAAATACGAGTTTTATAGTGATAACCTTTATCGTATCTGTGAATAGTCACTGTATTTCCTATCACATCTCCTCCAGTGATTTCGGCTTTGAATTGTACTAACGGTCTAGCAGAATCGATTAAGGTTGAATAAGTATTTTTAAGTAATTCTGTTGGATCATCTATATCATCAAACACTACCACGGTTTCTCGCTTTCTCATTGATCCATCTTTTTGTGGTATACCATACTTTTGAGTTGCTTCCGGATCTTCAAGCCAATTTTGGCCTTTAGGCTTATCTAAAGGATCACCATTCGACTTTTTCCATTCAACATCAGTGAATTCAATTCTTCTACCGTATCCGTCACCAACCTCTTCGCCTCGCCCGCGACCTATCATTGAAGTTGAGATGGAGCTTCGATCTATCTCTCTTACAACTGTTAATGCTTTACTACCATATACAAAACGTGTATTCGATTCTTCACCAATTTGTTCATATACTTCGATCCATTTATCCTTTATTCCATCAGAATTCAAAGAACACCTAAAGACAAATTCCATACCTAAGGTTTGCAATTCTTTCAACGCTTCTTTTACAGAGACATAGTAAAAAGTTGCAGTTACTGCTGGTAACATTGCTTCTACGTGACCAACGCGCCAATTTCCTTCAGTAAATTCAATCAATCGATCAAGAACATTTTTTAAGGGCTGCCCACTCGGCCTAATATCTTTGATGATGTAAGCATCTAATTCATTTGTCGCAAATCCTAACCCTGTAAACTCTAATGTTTCAGATGGGTCGCTCACTTTAGTAATTCGATACAACGAAAAAGACGACTCGTTTTCACGAATCGCCATATATCTTGCATCTTCTATTTCTTTATCATATTTTGTCGTAACGTAAAGAGTATCTTTCATTAGATCACTCTTATCAGAACTAATTTCTTTTTCTTGGGAGACTTCAATTAAACTTCTTTTATTTTTTCTTTTAATAAGTTTTTGCAAGTGATCAAAGAAATAAATTGTCTCACTCAAATTGTCGCCCCCCTATAGAATATTTTAAGCTTCCCATTATTGCTAGTTATCTTCTGACCTTGCTTAAGATAAAAGTTCTCAAAATCACTTTCTAAATCAATCATAGAAGTACAATCTTCTCCGTTTACAGTTACCTGCTCATCGGAAAAATCAAAAACCAACACGTCTCCTGTTTTTATTGCCGCATCAGTTATCGTGATATTTTGTTCTCCGTTTGTAATTTTGATTGAATTATTCATGGATAAAGTAACTTCAATTTTTCTTGGTGTTATAGGAAACTGTATTGGATTTCCAATATAGCCATCACTAACACATTCTTTCGTATACTTTAGTGGATCCGCACAGAATACATTAAAACTCGAAATAATCGAGTTGGAGTCTCCTGGAACAGTATCAGTTGATGTATAGCGACCGTAGTAATAATAATCTAATTCATCATGAAACCTAATTTCCACGTCTTCATTCCGGTATAAATAATTCAACAGTTCTTTGAATTTAAACTGTAATTTTTCTGGATCTCTGTCTTCTAACTTGTATGTTATTTTTAGTGTTCTTGAAGGTATTTTCTGATTTGTAATGATTGAACCAATTTGTATCTCTTGCTGTTCAACTTCTACAGAAAGCATTTCTCTACCTTCCACCGTAAGCGTTTGATAACCCTCAATCAAATCTTCTAAATACATTCCATCGTACATCATGGCAGACGTTGGAAGGAATCGTTTAGAACTATTGAGATTAATAGTTGTATCTTTGAATGAGTACATTTTATTTTCTCGCTGATCCAAAATATTCCCTCCTAAAATTCTAGATTAATGTCTGCACCTTCGCCCATAGCTTGTGCAATATCGTCCAAAAATAATCTAAACGATTGTCTTCCAAGATTGAATTTAAATACAGCTGGTTTAGTAGAGCCGCCCATATTTACTTTATGTTCAACTTGTGCACCAATGTTTTTATTTGCATTTTTCAGATTTGCAGCTATATCTACATCAGGATTTGCATTGAAAAGTTCCGCGATAAAGTCTGCCATACTTCCAACAGTATTCTGTACATCATTGAATCCTCCCATCAGACCTTTATGCAGACCATTCATAATAGCCTGACCAGCTGGAATCAATAGCTTTCTATCGTATTGGATAGGTCCTTTGTGTTCACGAATCCAGTCACCAATACCTCCAACAAAATCTTGCACAGATTTCCATGCATTTTGTAACCCTTCTAGAAAACTATCCATGATAGCTTTTCCGGCTGCTAGTAAATCGATATTTTTCAAGTTATCAAACCAGCCAGTTACTCTATCAACCGTATCACTAACAGCATTTACTAAATTATCCCATGCCTCTTGAGCACCATTTACTAAATTGTTGAAAGTATCTATAGTGCCTTGTTTTAGGTTTTTCCAACCTTGAATAACGTTATCTTTGGTTCCAGTAATTAAATCACCAATCCAAGATTTGAATGAAGTCCAAATATCTTTAGCACCTTGAACCGTATTATTAAATAAATCTATCGTTCCTTGCTTTAAGCTGTTCCAACTTTTTATAAGAGTTTGCACGATATTATTAACCGTTTGGAAAAACCATTGTTTTAGATTATTCCAAAGTTCAATTGCACCATATTTTGTATCAATCCAAGTTTGAATTATGGAGAATTTTAGATTTATCCACATTTGAATTGCACTGTATTTAATATCAATCCATAAATTAGTAAAAAATAGTTTCAAATCAATCCAAATCATAGTCGCTTGATAAACTACTTCATTCCAAATATTAGAAATACTTTGTATGAATCCAGTCCATAAACTAACGGCACTATTTACTATTGCACCGATATATTCCGTAAATATATTTTTTACAGATGTCCAAATATTTACCACTGATTGGACAAGTGTGTTCCAGATTAGATCTAAATCCTCTTTCATTTGTTCGAAGTCACCAGTAATTAAATCTATAATAAACAGTAGCGGCGCAGCTATTAAAGACTTAATGATTTCCCAAGCATTTACTATTATGTTTTTAACCTCAGCAAATATACTTGTTATTGCTTTCACTATATTAGAGAACACATCTGAAAAGCTACTTACAAATGGACCAATATATTTTAGTATAAAATCAAAACCAGATTTGATTTTACTTGTAATTGTTTTCCATGCAGTAGATATAGTATTTTTAAACCCTTCCCATTTTTCACCAGCACTTGAAACTAAATCATCAATAACTGATATGACACCTTCTTTTAAACTATTCCACATCTCTGAAGCAGAGTTTGCAATACTTGACCATAAATTTGAAAAGAACTCTTTTGTTTCAGTCCATTTATTCTTGATCCAATCTGCCACTTTCCCAGGAGCTTCTTGAATTGTAGTCCAAACATTGTCTGCGCCTTCTTTAATGGACTTCCATAAATTGTTAAACCATTCTCCTGTAGATTTCCATGCATTCTGAATCCATTCTACTGCCGAGCTTACAGCAGACTTGATTCCCTCCCATAAGCCAATCCAAAAGTTTCTAAAATCTTCACTCGTATTCCAAAGATAGATGAAACCTACAACGAGTAGTGCTACCGCAGCTATAACCAGAAAAACCGGATTTGTAAGAAGACCCATTGCTTTACTTAATCCACTAAACAATTTTGAACTTTCACTTAAAGCTTTAAAAGCTACTTTCACCCTATTGATCCATATAATTACTGAACCAATCATAAAAATTAACGGTCCTATAGCAGCGACAATTGCTCCTATGGCCACTACTAATTTTTGAGTTGATTCTGGAGCACTTACAAATTTTTCTACTAAGCCGGATATAGCATCTGCTACTTTTTTGATGGATGGTGCTAGAATCTTTTGAATTACAATAGCTGCTGACTCAAAAGCTCCAAACATTTGCTCGATGGAAGAATTCATATTATCTTGCATGGTCCGAGCCATATCGTCAGCTGCACCATCAGAATCTTTCAGAGATTTTGTTAATTTGCCCAATGAATCAGGTCCTTTATCAATCAAAGCCATCATCCCTGATAATGATTCTTGCCCATATAGTGTTACTAAAGCATTTTGTTGTTGTTCAGGCGTCAGGCCTTCAAAAGCTTTTTTAAGTAATTCTACTTGAGTTTTTAAAGGTTTCATTTTACCGTCAGCATCATAAAACGAAACACCTAAATTATCCATTGTATCTTGCATAGCCTTTGTTGGCCTTGCTAACCTAGACAATGCTCCTCGCAACGTTGTACCTGCTTGAGAACCCTTAATACCTGCGTCACTCATAATACCAATAGCTGCTGCAGTTTCTTCCAAAGAAATACCCATTGAATTGGCTACAGGAGCAACATACTTCAATGCCTCTCCCATGTCTCCAACTTCAGCATTGGTATCCGCAGCAGCACGAGCAAATACATCAGCGACATGTCCTGCTTCACTTGCTTCTAAACCAAATCCTCTCAAAGCAGTAGCAGTATTTTCAGAAGCTAAAGCCACATCCCCTCCAGATACAGCTGCTAAGTCTAAAAGACCCGGCATTGCTTTCATGATTTCTTGTGCGCTAAATCCAGCAGAAGCTAAGTTTTCCATTCCAGCAGCTGACTCCTTAGCGCTAAATGCTGTCTTAGCACCCAAATCAACAGCCTGTTGTCTTAATTCATCAAAAGACTTACCTGTTGCGCCAGAGATAGCTTTCACTCTACTCATCTGTTCTTCAAAATCGCCACCAACTTTAGCAGCTGCTACGCCTACTCCTATAAGAGGAGTGGTAATATACTTTGTCATTGCGGCACCAGTACCTTGCATCACTTTACCAACGGCGGTTGTCATACTATTTGAATTCTTTTCAAAAGTTTTAACAGCATCTTGTGCATCTTTAAAAGTCTTTACAAATCCACTATCTGTGGCTTTTAATAAGGCTTCAACAGAAAATTGTTCCATGATTTTCCTCCTTTCCTCAAGAGTTAGCTTTAGTTAGTAAGCTTTGGAATTTTTTATCTTGTTTTGAAAGTTCGGAAACTCCCATGATTGAATCTTCGATTTTTTGATAATTAAAGAATTCTTCAAAGGATCGATATACAGGAACTGTCTTTTTGCCTACTTTTTTCTCCGCTTGGACTTGCTGATTTGCCCACGCTAATTCGTGAATCAACTTTTCTTTGTCAAGCCAAGATAACTGGGCTGCAGTCATACGAATGTTGTATTCATATAACGTCATTCTTTCGATATCTGAGATATTGGTCATTCCCAAATATCGAAAAGAATTGATAAGAATTTGTTCGTATGCCAGTGCAGAATCTATTCCGCTTGTTGTTTTTCCGCTTCTTTCAATTTCTGATTCAGGTTTCGGACCGCTAACTTTCCCGCGTTTGACTCCGCCAATTCTTTTAGGACTTCATCAAACAATTTTTCGATGTCTTTAACTTCATCGATGTAATCATCCATTTCATCCAACGTAATAGTTTCTTCTTCTGTTCTATTTGCTATTTCTAAGACTCGTGACAACGTGTTGACATTATAAGAACGTAATTCCGGTAAGACTTTTGCTGAGAGTCCCATTCCGAATTCCATATTTCCATCGATGAAAGGCATCACTTTGTCTAATTCACGTACAAATTTAGTGCCAAATTTAAACGAATATTCTTTACCTTTAATTTTTAATTTCAATGTTTTTCATCCTCCTAAAATAAAAAAGAGAGCATCTAAGCCCTCTTATGCTCCTGTCGAAGTTGCTTTCACGGTATCTTTGAATGCATATTGAACAACATCGGCTTGATCTTCTGTCAAGGTTGCATAACCATCTTGGCCAACACCATTTACTGCAAATGATAAATTTAATTCAACGTTATCCTCTGCAGCAGCCGATGGAGTAAATTCAGACACATATGCTTGGTAATAAGTAGCTTTGTACTTATTTGCATTATCATCTGTTCCCTGTTCTGCTTTGTTGATTTCCCAAATTTCAATGATATCGCCATTTAATAAGGCTTGTTTCATTTCATCTACATGAGAATCTCCTTTAGCAACTATTGAAGTAGCCGAAAAATCATATTCAACCGGGCTTAAACTTTGAACGTTTCCGTCTTTTGTCACTGTAGAGTCTGAATCTCTTGATAAGCCATTTTCGTGTTCTGTTTGAAATGCCATTTTCCAAGCAGCTTCCTGAGTTTCTTTTTTCAATAAGCGATAAAGCAAAATGACATCAATACCTTTTAATGCTTCCATGTTCTTCCTCCTATCTAATTCTAAATTCAAGTGTGACAACCGCTCGTTTTAGGGGGGTATTGGTTGTTGTGTCGTCCATCACTTGAATTCCACTTGCTTGATAATTTAAAGCCCAATAATAGCCTTCTGTGGCTTCTATCAATCTAGCTTCATTAAAAAGAGCAGATGCCATATTTGACACCTGCTTTCGTTTCTTCTGTAATCCCCAGACGGATAAAACTACAATCACAGTACCTTTAATATCAGTTTTATTCGCTTCGTGAATCGTTTGAGTGTTCTCAAATTCCACAAAAGGATAACCAACATTATCTAAAGGCTTGTAATCATATGTTTTGTATCCTAGTTTTTCTTGGGATATTTTAAAAAGTTCATCAAAAATTGATTGATCTCTTGTCTTAATCATTTGAATAACCTCTGCATGTCTTTCATAAAGATTGCTTTCTGCACATTAAATGCGGGACCAACGAAAGGTTGAGCGCTCATGAATCGAGTTCCATATTCTAAGTACGGACTGTAATCACTCTGCGGTCCAACTTGTGCAACAAAACCGCCTTCCAACAACCACATTCGAATTGATCGTCTAGTGAAGCCTGTCGGGTGCACAAACACATCCCCTTCCCAATGTCCATTAAAGCGGGCTTTTTCTTGCATGCGCTTAGTAAGCTCGGCTCCATTTGTTTTAACTACCATTTGCACATCTCTAAGCGTGACAGCTTCTTCCAAGTGTTTAAGCAGCTCATCCACACCTTTGTAACCCAATGAAACTTTCACTTTGCAATCACCTCCTGGACGATAAAAGTGTTTTTAAGTCGAAGGTTACGCTCAGTGATAATCTCGAACTTCTCCGTTTTGCTCTTTAGTTTGTTGAATATTAAAACGTAATCCCACTCCTTGGTATAGGGTCGAAGTAAACGAATAACTTTTGCACCTTGCTTAATATCTCCGAACAAAACTTTCGAGCGATCAGTTCCCAAATCAGTTACATTAGCAAGCTTGATTTTTTCGTCTAAGGTCGGTTCTACATGCTCCCCTAACTCTGGATCATAATAGCCATCTTTTTCGATAACGAAAGTTACTTCTGTGTCATATCTCATATAAAAGTCGCCACACTTCTATAAGGAGGGGTATCCCCGTTTTGCTTCTTTAGATATGCAAAAATATCCTCTTCAAAATCATCTAAAAGCTTTCCATAGGAGATTGATTCTCCCTCTTGCCCATACGAGCTCATACCTTCGTTACCCTTGCGGTTGAATCTCTTGATCGTACATTCGACTACGATATAGTTTAACGCCGCAGGAACGCTCTCTAAGAAGCCTAAACGCACACATAGTTGGCTTGAGATTCGTTTGATAAAGTCAGTTAGCTGTTTATCGAGTTCTTCGTTATCAACTTCGAGCGATCGTTTCACTTCTTCTAAGGTTTCGTCCATGACTGCCTCCTTTCAAAAATAAAAAGGCTAGTCAAATGACTAACCTTTCTTTTTAGTTGATTTAGTTGGTTTCTTAACTTGTTTTTCCTCGATCTTAATCGGTTCTAAGAATCCTCCACCAAACGCTTCAAGATTTTTCTCAATTTCATCAAAGCGCTCTTTGTTCAAATCAATCTCTTGACCAACTTTATAAGTTTCTTTCGTGTGAACATCAATGAAAACTTTAGCTACTTTATATTTGGTCATAGAGGATCACCTACCCTTCTGCTAATACAGTTGCTTGGAACACGTTGTCCGCTTCGGGGAAGCTAGGAAGTGCAGTACCAGATGCTTTTGTCCATGTTCCAACAGGGTCAAGATTTGATTCATAAACCATTGCAAAAATGTTTCCAACTTGATAATCATTAGTACCACCAGATAATAGCCGAGATTCTTCTGGCGTTACACCGAAAATAGATTCGCCCGGATTTTCATCACCGAACATGACAAGTTTATTTTCTGGGAAGTAGCGCTCTTTGACCAACACGCCTTGAGCATTTTCTTTATAGTACTTAGCATCGTACGTTGCGATTATTGGCAAACCAAATTGTTGTAACAACTGATTTAATGTTCCAGCTGTTGGCAGCAATCCAGCATCTTTGAAGTAAGCTTTGATACCAGCATTTTGCAAAATAGCATTACGAACTTTAGTCGAAGTTAAGATCCGAGTTGGTGTGGTATCTAGCGTACCTGCCCATGTAGTTAATAATCCGATAACATCGGTAGAAGAAGCAGCGAAATCAACGGTAGCTTTGTGTTCTGACGGAACACCGTAATCAACAACTAAGTCCAATCCGTTTTCATCTAATGTTACGGTTCCGTTTGCCAATACTTCCATGCGCATTTTTTCAACACGCGCATTAACAGAAGAAACCATTGAAAATACATCATTATATACTTCATTTTCCAAGAAAGCCTGTTCTTCAGCAGTACGAGGATTGCGCAATGCAATCAAGTCTTTTTCCTTCAACTGAATTTTGCGTTTGATGAAAGCTAATTCCTGAGCGCTGCGAGAAGCTACACGAGATGCAATTTCTGCCTCAGTATCAAATGCATGTACGCTTGCGATCGTTGGAATACGAGTACCTGCTTTTAGAATGTCAAATTCAAGTCCTTGCACCTTTCGTGCTGGAAAAAGTGTTTCACCCAACAAAGGGGGAGCTTGACGATTGTTTACATAGTCTAAGACGTTACGTTGTGAAAATAATTCTGCGATATTTGCCATTTATTTTTTCCTCCTATATTCCTATTACAGTCCGCTTGCAGCGGCTGGTAAAGCGATCATTTTCCCAGATGCATCATATAATTTGATTTCCCGCATTGCTTTTTGAGCTGCATCGCTTGGCTTAACCGGCAACCGTTCAATTAGAATGTGTCCATCAATAATAACGCCTACTGGTTGAGCGCCGTTACTAACATCAACATCATTAATTGTGATGCCTTCAGCTTTCCCATCGTTTGCTGGGTAAACTGACCCTGCTGGCAATACACCATTTACAACACCTGCGTGAGTGTGGTCTACTTGTTTTGTGAATGAAATGAATTGTTGAGATTTTAGAAAATTGATTTCTTTGAATGTTTCTGATTTTTTAACATAAACCATTGATATTCCTCCTATTTAATTGCCCAAGGGTCATTCTCAGGCTTTTTCGTTTGGTTGTTTGCATTTTTTGCTAGCTGTGCACCACGAGAAATTGTTGCGCCGTTTCCATCTAAAGGAACTTTTCCGCCGAGTCGTTTTTCATATTCCGCTTTGATTGCTTCACGTTCTGCTTCAACAGATGCTAGATATGTTTTAACGTTGTTTGATGTGGTTTCAGCATCTTCTGACACAATTAGTCGAAGCATTTCTTTCGTGGGCGTAGCGCCTTTCTCAGACAGCATTTCACTTGCTTGTTCTGACATCTTAGACAGCACTTCTTTACGTTCGAATTCAGCTAGTTTTGCTTCAAGTTGCTGTTTCTCGTAATCTGCTTTCTCTTTATCGTCCATTTCGGCAAGTTTGGCAGCTTCGTCTTTTTCTGCACGCCATTTTTCTTCAGCAGCAGTGACAGCTTTCTTTGTTTCAGCAGCGATCATTTTCGCTACTTCATCACGAGAAAATGTTTTGCCAGTAGTGTTTTCTTCTTTTGCTTCGGGCGGTGTCTCTTGTGAGCCAGCTGGTAGGTTTCCTTGTTGTCCCTCATCACCAGATCCACCGTCTCCTGGTTCAGAAAAAAATTGTAAGCTCATTGGCATAAATAAACGTTTTTTCATGATTAATCCTCCACGGTTACGCCGCTACCCGATAATTTAACTAGTTACGCCAGTCAGTCGGAACAGCTTTCTCTTTAGCGCCTGTAAGCAGTAAGAAGGCATAATAAAAAGCCGTTATTTGGCTCCGTTAATATCGCCTGAAGGCAAATATTTCACACTGATATCAAACGATTTAATACCGTCTTCCCATTCACTATCAATTTCAACTGAGACTCTTAGCACTTTTTCGTTTTGCAGAATCTGATTTAAGCTTGCGATAGCTCTAACAATTGCTTCTTCGTTTTCCATATCTGGCATCTCCTCTGGATCATAATAAAAAGCCGTTAGCTAATGGGCTAGCGACTTTGTAACATGCTCTGATTCATATTGTTTTGCAAAGCTTTGAAGTACTCTGGGTTAGACTGAACCAATTCGGTTATTGATTGCACGACAGGTTCAATAACCTTTCTAGCAGCTTCATATACTTCTTTTACGATTGGTTCTAAGACATCAATTAAGTGCTGCTTAACGGCATCATAGTCTTCTTTAAATTGAGCATCGTTTTGATACAAATGCAAAATTTATTCTTTGCTTTTTCCGTATGCTGTTTCTAAAAATCTGTCAGATATAACTTGAAATGAATCTTTCTCCATTTTTATAACCCTCTTTCTTTAAGTGACTTCTCAAAAGCTTCTCTGTCAACATAAGGTGCCGTACTACATCTGCAAAATGGGTGCATTGGCGCACAATTTACACCCGGCGACATATCTTTCAAATCAAATACTTTCCCATTTAGAGGCAGACAGTACCTACAAGCTGTTGGTTCAGATATAAATACGAACTGATCAATATCAGCATCACGATAGCTTTGCTCTTGAATCCCCGTCTGCACCCTTGTAGTTTCCGTAACCATCAACCGTTGTGTATTAAACTTAGTATTCTCTCGTCCTTCTTCTGTTAGAAACTTACTCAATTCTGGAGCCAGCTGTTTAGGGTTTCTACCCATCGTCACACTACGTACAAGCAACTTATCTAAATCAGCTTTCAACTCTGCTTGGTACATCCATAGTCGTTCGCTAAACGTTGCAAATCCATCTGCTCGAAACGAGCTGTTTATCACTTGCTCCACTAGTTTGGCATAACCGCTTTTAGCGATCGTCATTTCTAGGATGCCTGCTTGACGTTGCAGTTCTTTCAAACCAGCGCTGGTAAGCTCTCCCGAGAAGTATTTATCCATATCATTAAAAGTGGCTATCAGCTCAAGTCCAATATTTGCTTTAAGCAATTCCAAGCGGTTAACACGCATCGTTAGGTTGTATAGTTTCAACTCCTTGTTTGCTGTAGGTGAGAAGTCTTTCTCTTTAACATACTTCTTAGCCTTGCGAGCAAATGCTTTTACATCCATTTCATCAGCACGCTTCATTGCTTCGCTACGAGTGATTTTCTGCCCGTTGGAAAAACTATCCCACTGTGCGTCTATCTCTTTCTGTATCGCATCCTGTGCGTATTGCAGACGCTTCTTGATCTCGTTCATGCGTTTCTTGTCATCTTTAATCTGTTGCTCTTGCCAAGCTTTCTCCCGCTTGATGAAGTAATCTTGTGATTTCACTTAATCACTCCTCGATGATTTCGTAGGTCTCAAGAAAGATATCTGGTTTGCACGGATAAAATTCACCATGAACGCCTTTGATGATGTAATCACCATCAGATATTTCCATCGTGCCTTCTAATGTTTCAATACCAGGTAATCCATTCGGCATATTATTATGATCAACCCATGCTTCACCAACGAATTCTTTGCATTTGCGATATGAACGTGCAGATAGCATTTTAAGTTGCACAATCTCGACAGTAACTGGTTTTTTACGTGCTTTCATTTCTTATCCTCCCTACCAAGAAAATCTGACTAACTCAATTTTCGCATCAATCGTATGCTTATCCTCGTAATCCTCAACAGTAAAGCCGCCATCTTGAAACTCTTTGCGAATATCATCTGTGATAACGTCTTTGCCGTACAGGACTTCGTTCCTGCCAATCTTCATAGCTTCAGCAATAGCATCTTTGATTTTTTCGCTATCCTTCTTCTGATACTGGTTCATCATCTGTTCTTTGAGATTCATCTTCTTCAACCTCCGTATCAGTTTCTTTGTCACTGTCAAACACACCAGAAACGGCTTGTTTCTTCAATCGCTTAAGTTCTTCTTCAAACGGAACGCCAGTTAACCGCTCGGCCATTTCGCACAACGTTTGATCTGATACGATGCCGACCATTCCAGCGATTACGCTCATGATTTCTTCGTCAGATTGCGGTACGTTTGGCGTAAATTGAATTTGTATCTCGTTTACTTTGTTGTATAGCTGCTCTTGTTGCTTTTCATCAGAAACAAAAAAGGCTTTGACTGTATCAATCAAGCCTCGTGGTTTATCCAGTCCGTCTTTAATGCTCCAAGAGTGTGTAAGCAACCGCAGACGGCGCATAATAGCTTTCTTAACCATTCGTTCCTTGTTCTTACGATCGTTGTCTGAACCCCAACCTTTGAAACGGAATCCGATGCCTGACTGGTTGGACCCGATGTTCTCGTCAGTAAAATCAATAAGAGATGTGAAGCGTAAGATATCAGCAACTGTCCGGCTGTCGTTAGCTTCCATTCCTGCAACGTCATACTCTTTCTTAAGGTAATACGCATCAGGTTCTGCACCTGCAACATTGTTGTCGTATATCTTTTTATCGCCTAATACAAGCATTCTTGCTTGCATCATAGCTTGGAATACTGCTAACTTGCTGTTGTCGCCTTCTTGGTCGTCTGCTGTGTCAGGGTTCCCTTTAATCACCAAGTAGGCTTCCGACGAATCTTGTTGGAAGTTAGCCATTTCCGATCGTGAAAGGTCGTATGCATCAATGGAATCCATTACATGCTCAAAATCACTTGTGCGCTCTTCGTTGTTGATCCATTCATTGATCTGAACAGTGTCAAAATAGCTTTGAACTTCTCCATCTTCATCCAGTACGGCATTTTCCAAATCATCATCTTTAGCTGTGAAGTAATAGTTGTATCCACAGTTTGTGTATAACTCGATCCGAGTGAATGACTTATCCAAAAATTTCTCAACGAAGTAATGTACGCCGCAAATCGAGTTTCTATCTTTTGTGTTGTCATAAATCACAAATGTTTGCTCCGCATCAAACTTAGCTATTGTTTCTTTGCCATATTCGTCACGTCCAACCCACTCATAAGCACGACCTAAGCCAAATGCATCACGGCTCATCAACTGATTATGGTAGTCCTCATTAGATTCGCTAGCAAACCGATTAATTCGTTCAACAATAACCTTATCGCCGTTATAACTAATCGGATTACCTAACAAGACACCTTGTTTGAACGACACAATAAAGTTAGCAAAATCGCTCGCTATGCGGTTGTCTGCTCTCCCGTCTGGCTTGTTTGGACGTCGCTTAATGTTATTGTCTGCATTCAGATATCGCTTTAGCTCTTTTAATCTAGGTACTTGTCTTTCACGATGATGCTTGATAAAGCCAACAATCATTTTCCACATATCTTCATGCTTGAAGTTGATAAACTCGCTAACCTCTCCTGTCTGTTGATCTAACATGTCGATTTTCGGCAACTGACTAACTGGCACCTTATAGACAAGGTTAGCTTCTTCATCGAATCGTTGTTGCCCTAGAAGCTGAATATTCTGTTCCACTGTATCACCTCTACAATCCTAGTTTTTTGAATGTGTCGATCGTCTTTTTGACGTTGACTGGTTCTGGTTGCTTTCTCATGTCATCGTTAAAAGCATATCGAGTAGCATCGATTGTGTGATTATCTTTGTCCTCAAGTCGAGGTTTTGGATTTCCATCACGATCTGTTTGATAGTCGATGTTTTCGAACTCTTTAGCGATGTTTGGTGTTCTGATCGGATCGATGTATATCGCATCTAAATCATCTAGCCATTTTTCACCGTATTCAACACTATCAGGCCCTTTAGTAACTTGCCTTATCTTCGATATGTCATGCTCATTTCTCATCTCAGCGTTTGATTTAGGTTCAACCTCTGCGATGATGTCCTGGTAGTGATACTTATTGCTCTTAATCCATTGAGCTGCACGACGATTGCTACATTTAACCTCGTATAGTTCATCAATGGCATATATGCAATTCCTCTTCTTGTCATAATGCCAACGCACAAAAGCAAGAGGATCTGTTGCGTAACCGTAGTCAAGCCCTTGGCGAATGTTATCGAAGTTTGCCACCATTTCATCTGTGATACTTCCAGCTTCAATTCGTAGATTGTCGAACGGTACAACACCAGATCCAATAGCTTTACCATCATACTCCCACTCAGCTCGTCTAGGGTTCCTTGCTCTGGCTGCTTCGACTTCGCTCAGAAACTCCTTAGAAATAAAAGGGTTATCTTTATAAGTTGAATGATGAATGAATGTATTCTTAGGCTGAAAGGATGTTTCATATTTTTTGTTTACCCATGATTGTTTCCGTTTTGGCGGATTATAACTGTAAAAGAATTTATAAAAAAGACCATCGTCCAACTCTCCACGTAAAAGGGAGTTCGTGATAGTCGTGACTTCATCTTCTGTTTTAAATTCTGCTAATTCTTCAATCCAACCTATAGCAAATGGAAACTTGCTATCTTTTAAAGACTTGATTCGTTCTGGGTTTTGAGCACCACGAAATATCATATAATTCCCTCTTGGAAGATAAGTAATTTTAAGTGGTGACTTATTAAACTTGAATAGGTGGGAAACACCTTGCTGTTCAATCGCCCATTTCATCTGTTCATACAATGATTGCTCAAGTGTATTATCAACATAACGTATACCTACAGCATTCACTGCATATCTCATAAGTAACTGAGTAACGATATGCGCTATATCCGATGATTTTCCTGAACCACGCCCACCTTTACAAACTATATTAAGAATATCTTGATTTAAAGTTGCTCTCCATACTGAATGAAACTTCGGCGGAAGAAATTCAGATAGTTTTTTAGCCATCATCATCACTACTTATATCATCAATGAAAGTAGGTATTTCAGAAATTTCAACTTTCTGCTTATCTACAAATGCTGCGTTTATTTTATAATAATGTTCAAGTGCTTGGTTACGTTCTTTGAAACCTGCTGAATATTCACTCACTTCACGTTCTATGATTTCGTTTGTATAAGGATCTCTCTTAACAACTTCAAAGCGTTGTGGTTCTCCTTTTGCAATAGAAGCAGTAATAGCCAAAGCTTCTTCCATTGTTAAATGCCTCTTAGTTTGAACTTCTTTTAGCTTCTCTTGAATGTAGTCGGATACTTTTCCACCTTTTTCCACCAATTTTTCTTGTGCGTTCTTAGCGTAGTTTTCTTTATAGCCAGCTTTCAGTGCTGACTGATAAGCATTGCCTGTGATGATGTACTCATCAGCAAAGGCTTGTTGCTTAGGATTCAACTTACTCATTTTCCATCACCACCTTTGTTATATGTTAATGATATTTTTTTATATTTGTCTGTATGTTCTGCTCACTAAAATATCCATGACCGCAATAAATAAGTTTGCATTTATCAATTTCATTTGGCGTAGCTTCTCTGGTCATTTCAACAATGGAGTACTTCTTTTTAATCTGGACTGATTGGACAACTCTAATTGGATCATCTGCGTTTGGTTGCGGATATTTATTTGATAATGATACATACCAGTAGTTCCTCATTATGCAGTCTCCTTTACGCAAAATAAAAAGACCACTCAACGAGTGATCTAATATGTAAAAACTACATCTCAACAATGAGATGCAGTTATAGCTCTATCAAGCAACCTACACCGATTCCATCGATTACTATCGACCTCGCCTTGCTCGTGTACTTTGAGCGCCCATTTCCAACCCTCGGTTGCTAAAATCACTGGCAAGGAATCGAACCTTGCAACACCATTTTCCGATATTTTACAGACTCTCCATCATAAAAACTCTCACCTCTAGAATTGTCTATCTTTAGGGGACTTATTTCAAGATACCTCTTGCCCTTTACCCTCGACGGTCTCTTGCCTAGCTGCATAAACTAAGCTCAGGTGTTCATTACCACTGATTTAAGTTATTAGCGTTACCTTTCCGCCACAGTGACAAATTAATATTGTGAAAATAAA